AGACCGACTATCGAGACCGCATTGTACAGTTATTTGAGTCGTATGGTTTCAACCCATCGGTTGTAGATAGAGATGATAAGCCCAATTCTCGTTGGATCAATATTGCTAGTAGTACATTAGCCGAATGGTTTGCTGATTGGCTAGGAGTAGGATGCGCTAATAAGAGGATTCCTGCTGACTTGTTGAACCTTCCTAACGAGAAGCTATCACACGTTATACAAGGAATACTCGATGGTGATGGTTGTGAGTCTAGAGATAGCTTTGGACAGACTTCGCAACAGTTGGCTCTACAGATGGTTGAGTTTGGTCATCGTGTTCCTCGTAGAGTCAAGCCAAATGTTTATAGAGAAGACCCTGAAGGTAAGAAGCCGGTATATCGAGTTCATAATGCGTCGGGGTCCGAAGCCTGGTTAACAAGCGATAAGATGCGATTTGGACGGGCAAAGTGGGAGTTTGATGGACAACCTCTTCACAAGATTCTTTCTAAGGAAGAGTTTGACTACGATGGACCGATTTACAATCTTGAAGTTGAGAACGATCATACCTATGTAGTCGCAGGTGCTTTGGTTCACAATTGCGGCGAGCTGATGGATGGAGAGACGTGCCAGATCTGCGGATATTGCGAGCCCCCCAAGGGAATGGACAATCCAGATTTGACAAAGGCCCGCGAGTTACAAGGGGATATGGCGCAAGGAAGCCAGCAAGAGGTACAGCAGGACAACGCTATGGCGCAGGGCGCGCAACCTCCTACTCAGCCTACTCAAGGACAGCCAGCGCCGCCTCCAGGAGGACCGCAACCGCATGCTAAACAACCTGGCAGTTTCTTACAAACTAGAAAAAGCGGTACATCCACAAGTGTAATGAGTGACATGCGTTGGCAACCAAAGCTGAATCCAAAGGTCGCGGCTCGAATCAAGCAATTTGAAAAGCCGCTTCTAGGCGGAACCGCCCCTGCCACGAACGACCCCGTAACTACAACCGTAGTCAAGAATCCGCAGAAACCAGTTACGGCGTCTATGCGAACTGCACAAGACCTCATCGAGGCAGCCCAAAACAACCATACAGGAGATACCATGAGCACGACCCATACCGCTGATGGTCCTACTGGCCCGGAGGCTGCGCCTGATGTGCGGGTAGATGCCACTGGTGTTGGTGGGGTCATTGAGCCAAGCAACGAGGCAGCATCCAAGGCCGACGCACAGACAGACGTTACTGGCGTAGGTTCAACTGGCGTCACAGACGTTGGCGCTGAAAAGACAGAGAGCCTACCAACCGCATCTGAGACCTCAGATGACTCGGGTTTTGACGCAACTAAAACAACCGAGGATAGCGGCCCAACCGCAACCTTCGGCGACTCAGACGGAACCATGAAAGGCGTTTCTGACAGTGTGACTACTGAGAGCCTTGAAGGCAACCAGAACAAGGGTTCATCTGTCCGTAAGGCATATGACTCTAAGCCGTTTTATGACCAGCCAGGACTTTCTGGCGGAAATGCCGTACAGGGCGTTCAGCCTGTTGACCCAGTAGGTAAAGCAGAGGACCGCGTCAATGTACTCCAGCCAACGACATCTCCAGATAACAACTCTGGTCCAACAAGTCAGTGGACTGGTACAGACGGTAACGCAGTACTACGTCAGCAGGACCCAGTTACTCCTGAGTCTATTGCTACAGACGGGTTTACATCGCACTTTGTTGCGGGTCTCAAGTTGGCGGATATGGAAGTTGACCTTGGTTTGATTGAGAAAGATGCCAAGTATGACCGTCTAGCAGAGCTATCGCCACAGAGTGACGAGGAGATTAGCGCTCAGATGGATATGCTCTCTCGCGTCAAGACGGCGGGAACAAGGAAGCTTGCTGCTCAGCGTACATCGGGAGTCGCTCGTATGCCTATGGCATTTGGACAGGTTACTGCATCGGAAAAGCATTTTGCTGGCGATGAGGTATCTAAGTCAACTCCTGAAGATACTCTTGATTCTGCTCTCTTTAGCAAGTAATTCCCTATAACCAGGAAACAAATGAAAAATAAGTTGGATGCAGATCGGCATTATGACCGAGAAGATAAGGCATGGCTAAATGAAGTGCTTGATGATGTCGGTAAAAAGCTCGAAAGAGATTCTGAGCTTCAACGGCACAAGAATGTTTATATGCCTAAGTATCATTCTCAACAGCATCGTTAGTGCGAGTTTTCTGGAGCCCAAGAGCAGTTCTCGGGACAATAGTCCTTGTCATGGTCATGGCGACTGATTGAGTATCCCTCTGGGCGCTCACCCATATCGGCTAAAAAGTTCTCAAAGTCATCCCAGCGCTCGCAGACTTTGATACCTCGACCGCCGTAGAACGAATAGCTACGGTGATTGGGATAATTACAACGCTGCTTCATAGCTTTCCAAGTAATGCAAGTAGGTGTTCCATACCACCCGTGTCGATAACCAGTGTCCTGGCGAAGACCCTCTTGTTGTCCACAACCACAACTTTTTGTATTGCCGGAGCGTAGGTGTCCCGTGGTTACCTGACATTGATTACCGCACCTACATTGGCACAACCAAACTGTAAATTTCCCTTTGTTTGGGACTCGATGTAGTACGGTCAATCGTCCATAAACTTCGCCTGTCAAATCCAATGCACGCATAAATACATTTTAGCACATCTCTACTACATTTTATCTATAGCCCGTCGGGAGGAATAGGTGAAGCACATCTTTTTAGAGGCGCTTCTATTCCAACAATTAGAAGGAGTTAAATAAATGGAGATTATTTATGGCGATGCCAGTAATATTAATCTCACGGCTCAAAAAAGATTGCTCCGGGTTGTTCAGGGGCAGACCCAGGCTACGCCTACATCGGGTTATCTTGACCCGTCTTTGCGTAACACCACTGGCGGTATTCGTATTCCGTTGAGTACTGATAAAGCGGGGGTAGTTGCAACAGGTGCAGCAGCAGCTTCACCGTTTACACGTACCGCAACGGCTTTTACATTTGAAGGTTCGCTAGTACCAGGTACAGTGCTCGTCAAGACTGTTGGCGAAAACTATGCAATTGCTGACGGAGGCACCGCGACAGAGGTCTTTGGTCTTCTAGGTCAATGGGTCGGCGGAACCTTTGACGGTGTCAAAAACACCAACAATGTTTCTGCGTGGCAGGGTCCAGATTCAATCTATGACCTGCTTGCGCCAGGATTCGGAACTATTTCCGCTGCAAAAGTAGCTGAACAAAAAGAAGGAAAGCTAATACCTCTTTATGCTCAAGCCGATGGTCGTTTGACGACTGAAAAGCCAACAAACGAAACGGTAATCGGTGAGGTTATTGAATACAACCCGTCTGTTCTTCGGTTCAGACTAGTGATCTAAGGAGCCACTGAAAATGTACGAGAACTTTCAACGACAAGTAGTGGCATCCGCTGACTACGAGGAGAAGCTAAAGGACCTACCAAAGCTCTCCAAGAAACAGAAGATTGGTCGCCTCGAAGCTATCCTTGCAGATAAGGGTAACGCGATGCGTCGAATCGGCCAGGGTATGATTGGTCCAATCCAGATTCGTCTACGCTATGAGGGTATTGTTCGCAACGTCCTTGTAGAGGATACGCTAGAGCGCGGTCCGCTTATGCCGTACGACATCCTGGACGACCTAGGCCGTGCGTATGTGCTTAACAGCACTGACGCAGAGGTCAAGATTACTCCGTTCGAGGGCAAGCAAGCATTCCCGACTTTGTTCAGGCTTGCTACTTTCCCCCGCATCCGCAAGGAGGACTTGTATTACCTCCGTGTGAACGCAGTCGAATATGCTCAGGACGAGTCTCGACAGGCTATTCAGAAGCAGGAGGACGCACGTCTAGTCCTACTTCTTGAGCAGTCTATTGTTGGACTCGGAACGGCACTAACGAACGCACAGGCTGGCGAAGGTCCAATCGGACTAGCACCAACTGGCGGTAGAGCAGTAGGAGTGGCATCAGGACCAGAAGCCAACGTCAATGAACATACCGTTCTACTTGGCGAAGGTAACCCTCTGGAGCCTGCCGACTTCTACAACGCTGTTTCACAAATCGAAATCAACCAGCTAGAGGCGCGTCGTGTGCTTGCCCACCCGGCAGACATTCGAGACCTCTATAACTGGGACTTGAACGTCACTGGATTCCGATTCAAGGACGAGGTATTCGCAGGAGGCCGTATTACTAGCTTCGGCGAGTTCCAGATTCAGCGTTCGATTATCATCCCCCAGGGTGAGGTATTCCTCGCGGCTGAGCCAGAGTTCATCGGGGTATTCCCTGTTATGTACTCTCTCGATGTTGAGGAGAATCACCAGGTAGAGCAGTTTATGAAGGGCTGGGTGCTCGACGAGATGATAGGAATGCTTGTACTTAATCCGAGAGGACTCTCAAGGATTGTCAAGTCTAGCTCTAATGCAGCACCTGCAAAGCTCAACATCAGCGGCCTTGGAACAGGCGAAGGTGTTACGAGTGGCTCAGGAGAATGGCGTTTGTAGGCCAAACCAAAACGAATTACTTAAGAGCCGCCTTTGGGCGGCTCTTTTGTTTGGTCATACGGGAGAGAAGGCCATTCACACATTGAACGTAAAATCTTCTTCTCTTTTTTGTTTCCTGTAACGGTCCAAAATCTATTCTTAGGCGTGACCTCATGACAAATTGACCCAGGAGTTTTCTTTCCTACGTTACGCGTAGATCCTGGTAAACGCCAATCCTTTGATGGCTTAGATTGTCCAGCGTAGTTAAAAGATAGAGCGCGATAGATACTACCATCGTGCGACCTACCGTTTCGCGTGTCCGTAATTCCCGTATCGGCATAAGCAACTACGATATAAGGAGGAAGCGACTTTAGTGCTTTAGAGACTAGCCATGAAGCGGCACCAAAAGGTGCATCATCATGGCACCAAAGACGATTCAATTCTATTACCTTTGTAAGGTCTATAGAACAAATAGATTTCGTAATACGACCCGACGAGGGACTACCAAAAATTACGATTCCTTGAGGATCTTTATCGCCGTCTTGGAACAAACCAAAAGCATAGGATGTATTAGGAGCCCGATGAAGATAATGCTTATCCTTAGCAATCTGTCGAGCTAATTGGTTTGTGATAGGAGTGACACTCCATCCTTTAGCAAATACGAATGTATATTTGTCTTTATTTTTATTATTACATTGACTATGAGCTAATGCTACATTCTTTGGTATGTTTGGTCCATGCTTTGCAAAGGGATGAATGTGATGGATTACTTCAGATCGTAAATCGGGATATATTAAAGAAGGATCTACCCATTCTTTACAAAAATAGCATAGACCTTGGTCTCGATCACGTATTTGCTCGTCTGTATATGATTCGTGTCGTACGCGGTTCTTACGAGCTAGACGCTTACGTCCAGCTTTTCGATGGGTCTCTGGTTTGCGTTTTCGGTAATCTCGCTTATTTTCCCGAATCGACTCTCGATGCGTTTCATTATACTCGACTAGATTTTTAGCCCGTATCCGCCCTACACAATCGTGACACCTTGACTCGCGCCTATCTGGACGATCATATCGAAAAGGAAAATCATCAATCGGCTTGGTCTTTTTACATACAGTACAAGTTTGCTCCGTGCGACTCTCGTATTCAGCCTTCTTCTCAGCTACTTCGGCTTTGATTGGCGCATATTCCTTACGACTATTCTCATTACGCCCCTCTATACACCAAGAATCCAATTTTCCGTTTTTCTTTATACGGAAGTTTTTATCCGGCTCATCTTGCAAGTGATAGGCGCACCAATGCATTACAACATTTTCTCAAAAGAGGCAATGCCAGCCAAACCCATAATGACATCGGATGCATACTCCTTGTCATCAAGGTTATAAGTTATATCAACCATTTCATCCCAAAGCTTTTGACCCTCGTCTTTTTCTGAGTCGTCTGCTTCCATAGCGCGCTGATATTTGTCTACAATATCTGCGGCTATCTCTCCGCCAAGTTTCTCGTTTTCTACGCGCGCTTCGTCCATTTCTGCACAACACTCGGGACAAAGTTGGTCGGTATGGTTGGTTGTTTGATCGTGGTCGTCATGAAACGGCATGATAGACTCGCTTTCGTATTGGAATTGTATCCAACCCAAAGCATATCACAAAGCGTAGCCTATGTCAAGGGTCAATCAGCAACGGCTATCCCCGACAAAGCCAGTATGACATCTATAGCCAAACCCGTCTCTACGGCTCTGAAGGCTAAACCGATGACTGTATCCCAATCGTCTTGGCTCTCGGTCTTCTCGTGCTTTGCGCGGGCTTCTACGAGGATCTCTGCTAGCTCATGACCGCGTGCTCTATCGTCCTCAAATACTTGCTCCATCTCTGCGCGGCAGTCAGGGCACATTTCGTCATCTAGGACCTGAGTAGTCTCGTGCAGGTCAATGAAGGGGTGGCAGGCGGGACAATCTGGGTCGTTGCACTTTCCTGTTGCTGTCTGGGCGCTCATATTTCCTCCTGGTTGGGGTTGCGTATGCAGTATAGCATGCCGCCTCGGCGGAGGTCAAGTCTTTTTCAAGCGTTCTTGCTCAAGCACCCATCTCGCCAGGATAGCCTCGACTGCGCGTTTGTCTCTCGATGTCATTGTACATACTATCTAGCCGAAAGTAGCTAGCTAGTAGTTGTGCGTTTGTCTAAGGTTTTGTCTATATATTTAGACAAACTTAGACATTAGCAAGATCCGCTTTAAGTGAAGCGATATCTATACCCAAGCTATCTTTCTTCTGCGCTACTAGGATGCCTGAAATGAGACACCATACCTCAGTCAGATAGTGGGCGCAGAAGCCATATGTCACTTCGGCTATGCCACCCCACGTAGCACAAAGCAGGCCATTCTGTGTAAAACCGAGAGCAACAATGCAATGTCCGCCCTCAACTTCTGAACCCGTGTATGTCCATGGTTCTCCGTTGGCGAACTGTTCTTGAGCTGATGCGGGACATTCGATTCCAAGATATGCGCCATCATAGAACGCTACGGCCTGGTGAATGCCGAGAATGTTAGTTGGTTGTACTGGAGCATAAGCGATGAGCTTTGACCCAAACAATCCTTCCGTCTGCCAAGTCTTGAGAACGTCTGCCTCAACTAGACCAGTGTCTTCGCCGCCACTTAGCTTACGATACTCGGTTTTGATTTCAAGTTCGGTTGGTGGCGTATATTGTAAATTATACTTAGCGTGCCAAGCTTCCTTAAGGTGCGGAATTGCCGCAATCGTACAATCGCCTTCAACGTCGTTACAATCAATCGGATACTTAGCCTTTGGTACGGTTACCTTTGCTGGTGGCGTTGGTAACTTACCTGTTGCATATACATCAAGGTCCTTTAGTGCCGCAGGACGAACAGCAGGCAAAGCGCCTAGCTTGTACGGTTTAGGCGTTATTGTATTGATTATGGGCATCATCTCTTATAACCAAGGTGGCTATGTTTTGTACGCCTTCCGTTGGGTAAAGATTAAGTGAAGTACCCGCAGCGCAAGTAAAAGTTCACATATAGAAATGGAGGCCATTATGGCTACAGCAACAAAAACACCTGCAAAGCGCAAAACAACTAAAACGCGCGCTAGCAAAGCAGCACCGAAGGTCGAGACCGTAACTCACGAGTTCACCGAAGAGCAGTGGGCGGCATTGTTAGAGACTTATACCACGCTCAAGGCGGCAGGATTGCCTATCCCGACAGAGGTATCTGCACCAGTAGACGCATGGCTTGCTCAGCAGAAGTCAGTTGAGACGGTAGAGGCAGAGGCACAAGAGGCCGAGGCCGCAGAGATTGCGGAGGAAGATGCAACGGGTCCTAAATGGATTCGTAACCTCTATACCTCACCATTTTCGCTCAGACTTCAGCGCCAGTCGGATATGAAAACGCGCCGTATCGAGCTTAAACCTCGCGGAGTCCGTGGAGATATGTTTCCACTTGAAGATGGCGACGAGAAAGACCATGTTCTGATTGCCAATCTTGGACGTATCGAGATAATCGGTAATGGCGCTGCAAAGAGAGTGGCCGCAGGACAGACACACAACATTCAAAAGACCAATACGACATTGGCTTTAATCCGAAACGAGAATGATAAGCCGATTACAAAGCTCACTGTTGCGACAGAGCACAACAAACAAGGCGTCGTGGTCGGATATATCGACCCTAATTACCAAGCAAAGAACGAAGAAGGTGCGGGTGGTAAAGCTAAAGCTGCGCTAGGAGACCTTAATCGCCAGCCAGAGCTTGTACAACAGTTTGTTCCAACGGGAGGCAATCCAGCCATTGTTTCGCAGGGTCCTTTGACTGATAATGCTAGGTTAGCCATATCAGATAAGCTTGCGCGAATCAAAGGCAAGCAGGGTCGCCCCGAGGAGGTTATGGGGCTTACTGTATCTGTCGAGCCTACGAGGACATTGTGAACCCTTTTAGATTGGTCAAGGCGTACATCGTCAAGCGTAAATTCATTCGAGCCGTTTGGTCAGGACTAAATCCTGGAGGTATAGCCTTTGATGGAAACACTAAATACATGAATATATCAAAGCATTATGTTCCGTATGAAGGTCCTCATGTGGCTTTGGCGGTTATAAAAAATGAAAAGGCCCTGAAGGAACATTATAGAGCAACTAAGCCACCTTCGCTTTCGATTTTTTAGTATCCGTGTTTCTTAGCGGCTTCCATTTGTCGTCGGCTGAGCTTCTTGCCGCGTTCTAATCTACGCTGCTCATACCAGCCCTCAAGGTCATAATGTATGACGACCACCCATGCGCATAGGCTACCCACAATACTAGATAAAAACGAAAGTAAAATAATCCAAACATCCATTAATTAAGGGCCTTTGCAATTCTTTCGGCATTATTTGCGCTGATATGCGTTTGCCAAGTCACATCAAGCTCCCAGCTTCGTTTGGGAATTGGGAGGATACCTAGTCTGCGCTTCATAGAGAGTGTGTCTACGAACTTTCCTCGTGTAAAGCCAGCGCGTCGTGCAATATCAATGTATTTATCGCCACGTTTTACGGCGTCCATTACCTCTTGACGAAGTAGGTCATTTTTCACCACACCTACTGTATCATCAGTAAATCTCATCAGGAAGTTATGAGCTTGATAGCCTCACCAATACCAATGGCGAGCCAAAGGAAAACATTTATCTCAAGCATTACTCCGAAAAGAACAAACATCCATGCTGGAATGCTCAAATTTCCTGTTAGTCCATCAGCCGTCTTGCGCGTTACATAAACTGGGATTTGTTGATTCCAAACTTGCATTTTATCTCCTAAATGACTAGTTGTCGCCGATCATCGGTCGGTAATTTATCTTCCTCTAATTTTACTTCAACAAACTTCTCTGAGGGTAACCAAATCGCCCCTAGACGACCGTTGAATTGCTGACCTACATCTATGCAATAAGAGTCGCCCGTCTTACCAGTCTGATACGTACGCATCTTGTCCTTAGCCGAATGCCCAAAGACCTGTCTCACGGGTTTGTAGAGGCTCTCAGAAGCGTCGCGCCATAGGATGCCCCCATTAGTGCTGTAACCGCCTCTAGAGCGGCTTATCGCGTCTCTAATGGCAAGGAAATCCTCGACTTGACTATCTTCATCCTCATGGCCGTTCAACCACGCCGCTATCGTTGCAGCATCTTCATGAGGCGCATTGTTGTACTTGTATGAAGCATGTAATCCAGCATGTGTAAGTAGAAAGTCATGTGCCTCATAAGCTAGTCGTAGCTGTTTACTTTTGCGAGCCCGTTCAATAGCCTCTATCGTCTCGGGAAACGGCTTCTTATAACCCATGAAGAAATGACGGCCATCTATAACGGCGCGGTCGTGATTACCCCAGAGGATTATGTCGAACCATTTAGCCGCATATTCCCAGATGACACGGTCACGTGCTTGTGTGTCGTCTCCGTAGTGTCCGACATCGCCAAGAGATACAACCTCGACATCGCGATTACGACGAACGACTCCGCCGTCTGGGCAATCCTCAAGAATACCCTCTTGCTTGAGTAACGCCTCTAGTCTGTCCACGTGACCATGTGAATCTGCGACTACGAGTGTGTGCTTTTTAGACATTATACTTTGCTCGCACGTTGACGGGCTATGGTTTCACAAGCAGTCTTTGTACGTTTCATGTAGTCAGAGGGGCGTAGAGGAACTTTAGCTGTTTTGTACTTCAGAACCGAAGCCTCTTGGTCGATATCGAAAGTGTCCTCACCCTCGGCGTCTTTGAGATAGACGATGTAGCTATTCTCGGTATCCATGACCTCTTCCTCGGTCATCTCGATAGGCTCAAAGGAAGGATCATTCACGAGAGCCTGGACCTCTGGGTCTCGGGCGTCAGGCCATACGGACGTAATCGCTTGCTTCTCGTTTAGCTCCTGCAAGCGTTTCGCAAGCTCTTGCTCCTCCGCCTCGGCGTACAGATGCGTGGATTGGAGCCTATTGACCCTATCTTGCTTGATTGAGTACCCTAAAAATTGACCGTCCAACTCGAAAACGGCTACGTGGTGGTATGCCATGTCTCGCAGTATAGCAGACTAGGTGCGTTCGCCGAACACGACAAACCAACCTGCGCTAAGTCCAAGCTGCTCAAGCTCGGCTTGGTCTAGATGACCGAGGATAGCTCGGTCTACGACATCGGGCGGCGAATCGGGAATTGCTTCGGCCAGGACTCTACCATCAACTGAAGCCTTGAGAGGTATGTCAACCTTGCCACCTAGTCGTCTTTCGCATTTGCTTTTGTACTTTGCCAAGTTAATACGCTGCTTGCCTGTCAAATTTGTCTCGTTTAGAATTCGCATTAGCTCATTGTAGCATGACTTCGCAGACATAAGAAGTAGGCATGCTAGGAGTACGGTACCAACTCAATCCAATCAACGTTAGCGATACCGCTGAGCTACGCGCTGCGCTGCGCGAACGTGAAGGCGTTGTGCCCCAGGAAGACATTGCAGGAGTCGAATTCACGATTCAGGGTCCTAACGGCATTCTGATTGGTAACCCCTCTACGGTCAAAACAACTTCTGGAATTATCCACAAAAAAGAAGGGACCGTTAGCGGGCTTGAAATCACTGACATTCCATCGACCGTGGGCTTGGTCGCAGGTAAGACGCTCGTCAGAGGGCCGCATATTGAACCTGGAGCGATAGTAACGAAGGTCGTTGACGGCGAAACCGTCTTAATCGACTATTCGTCGTTAATCACAGAACCTAAAGTTGCCGAAGAAGAAGTTGCGCTCGAATTCGAAAGTACACAATGGCCTGGCGAAATAGAAGAAAACGGAGAAGGGTATCTCCAATGGACTAACACGGAACAATCTGGAGAGTATCTTGTACAGGCTCAGTTCACGTTAGTCACCCAAGAGGTCAAATCAGTAATGATTAATTTCGCCGTTCTTGACCCGTTCAATATTCCGCCGCCAACAGAACCGCAACTTGTGGCCGAAGAAGTATGGTTGCGATTCGAGGATTCCTTTGACTCTGTCGAGGGTGGCCCAGTTCTACGCGATTATACACTTGCTCATTTCGACCTTAAGAAAATCGAACGTTTCATTCCCGAAGCGCTACTCGATATCAACGTTCAGATGCCCCCAACTCAATACGATGTTTCATACTTTGCTCGGCGTAGCGGAGATGGAGAAATCAATCCCCTTATGCCGCTCCTGTCCAAGGGCGTTATGTGTAAGGTTCTTTTACACATGATTCGTTCGTACATAGAGCAACCTGTACCACAAGGCGCACAAATCGCTTATGAGGACCGCACGCGGTATGCGCAAGCGTGGCAAACTGCGTATGCGACAGAGCGCGAAGATTGGATCAGCATGGTGAGATTGTTCAAGCGTCAAGAATTGAGACTTGGCCATTCGGCGCTTTTGGTCGGCTCAAAGGCTGGACGCCTTTTCTATTCAGGAACCTGGAGAACTCAAAATATTGGCAGAGGCTTTTTTTAGAAGAATCCGTAAGTTGGTTTCTTTTTATTCGATATCGGTGATTTCATATGTATGATACGAGTTTGCTACAAATGCAAAAAACCGAAGGATTTGGAAACCGAGTTCTACAAACACCCTAACGGTAAGCAAGGGTATGACACTAAGTGTAAGCAATGCGCCAAGGAAAATGCAAAAGGCGCTTATGATCGCACCCCTCAACGCACTCTAGAAAAAGTCTACGAACGACGACAGCGCAATCGTCAATTCATCTGGGATTACTATAATGCGCACCCCTGTGTTGATTGCGACGAGGACGATCCGCTTGTTCTAGAGCTAGATCATGTGCGAGATAAGAAGACGGCCAATGTTTCGCAACTCGTACATAACACACGATCCTTGAAAGTAATAGAAGATGAGATCGCCAAGTGTGAAGTCGTTTGCGCCAACTGCCATAAGCGTCGTACGGCCGTCACCCAAGGCTGGTACGCAGACGTGATTTAGAGGTCAAATATGATTCATTTTTTGATAGGTCGCGGGTTCTTCTGATATATGGAATTGTTCTAATTATGCCAACAGCATTGCTAAAACCTATTTATAAAAATGTGATTAGGTTTACAGGAGAAATGGGAATTTCGCAGGATATACTCCGTCGCCGTCGTCTCTCGTTAGAAACAATGCGGCGGATGGGAACTCCAGTGTTGCTCAAGCACATGTATACGATTCAGGACGTGGAAAAGGGAATTGCCGAACCAAGCGTAGGACTAGATACTATTTATCAGCAGCCGATTCATGATGACCAACTCTCATACGGAATTGGATATGTTTCGGTTGAGAAATCTACGCGCGGAGAATGGATAAAGCCAGCTACCGAAACAGAACCAGCAGAACTTGTCATCCAAGAAGAACCTGAACCCGAATGGGAGG